TTCTTATGACGCGCGCTCGCATGCTGAAAAGGTCTTGGCCTCGATCGAGGCTGTGATTGAAAACCGCGCGACCATTGACCAGCAATCCTACCAAATCAACAACCGGCAGCTCGCGCGCACGCCTATCGCGGATCTGCTGAAACTGCGCGCGACGTACCGGGCGCAGGTTCAATCTGTCAAGGCAGGAAAACGGGGGCGCTCGTTGACGGGCCGTCGCCTTCTCACGGAGTTCTAGATGTTTGGTTTTGGGCGAAAGAAAAGCGCAGGGCGCGCGGAGCCTTCGGTGCCGTTTGTGGCCAGCAGCGTGCCGAAAGTGTCGCGTCGGGGCGGGCCTGCGACGGGTCGCACGCTGACGCGGCTTTATGATGCGGGTTCCACTGATCGGTTGACGGCCAGCTGGACCACCACGCCTTTGACGGCGGATCAGGTGGTGGTGCGCAATCAGCGCGCACTTGTGGCGCGCTCGCGTGAACAAACCGCCAACAACGACTATTGCAAGGCGTTCCTGCGCAAATGTCGCCAGAACATCGTGGGGCCGCGCGGGGTACAGATGCAGGCGCAATCTCGCGATGCTGCGGGTCAGCTCGACACTGATGTGAACGAGGCTTTTGAGGCGGCATGGGCCGAATGGTCAAAGCCTGCCAATAGTGACGTCACGGGCAAGCGGTCGCTCTGGGCCATTCAGCGCTTGGCGATCACCAGTGCTGCGCAGGACGGCGAGTTCATGATCCGTGTCGTGACGGGCCGTGATGCTGGGCCGTGGGGCTTTGCGCTGCAGGTGCTGGATCCGCAGCGCTGTCCTGTTGATCTCAACGAGGTTGGTCTGTCGGACGGGCGCTACATTCGGCAGGGCATTGAGTTCAACAAGTTTGGCCGGCCAATCTTTTATCTGTTCCCTGCGTCCGATTGGGATTCCGTGGAGTACGCCTTTGCCGGTCGCGATTACGCGCGGGTGCCTGCCGAGTTCATGATCCATGGATTTCTTGAGGAGTTGGTGGGCCAAAAGCGCGGCCTGCCCTGGGCTTCGACCAGCCTTTGGCGGCTTGGGATGCTGGGCGGGTTTGAAAAGGCGGCGCTGGTCAATGCGCGGGCCGGGGCTGCCAAGGGCGGCTTTTTGGAGTGGGATGAAGGTTTCGGGCCGCAGGACGATGATCTTGAGGACGAGATCGAGGTTTTGGCGGAGCCGGGGGTCTGGCAGGAGCTGCCTCCGGGCCTGAAGGCCAAGGTGAACGATCCGCAATATCCGGCTGGTGAGTTTTCGGCCTTCCACAAATCCATGCTGCGCGGTGCTTCGGCAGGCATGGGCGTGCTCTACAATAACCTGGCGCACGATCTTGAGGGCGTCAGTTATTCCTCGATCCGGCAGGGCACGCTGGACGAGCGTGAATTCTGGAAGGAAATGCAGGAATGGCTGGTGGAGACGCTGATGGAGCGCCTTTACAGCCTTTGGCTGCCACGCGCTTTGCTGGCCGGTCGTGTGAAGGTCAAAGGGCGCGGCGTCATTCCTGCGCAGTCTTTGAACGATCACCGGGTGGTCAGCTGGCAGGCGCGGCGCTGGGATTGGATTGATCCTAACGCGGACGTCAAGGCGGCGGTGGCCTCCAAGGACAACTTGTTCGCTTCGCCGGGTCAGATCATCCGCGATCGCGGTCGTGATCCGCGCGCGGTTTGGCGGGAGGTTGCCAGCGATATCAAGGAAATGTCGGCGGCGGGTATTCCTGATTGGCTTATTCAAAAGGCGATCGGCGGCGAGCTGGCGGGCGTCGGTGGTGGTGGTGGTGTGCCGGTGAAAACCGAGGGCGCAGGAAAGGACGAAAACGATGAAAACGACGAGGCTTAATGCGCTGGCAGGCGATCTGATTGGTCAATGCTTCACCCGCGCGGTGACGGCGCAGCAGATCAACCAAAACCGGGGCGCGGGCCAGCTTGCTCGGCAGGCCGAGGTTCGGTCCTTTGATGAAGGCGCGCGCACGCTGGAGCTGTCGTTTTCGTCCGAGCTGCCGGTCGAGCGCTGGTTTGGCTCCGAGGTGCTGGTGCATGAGGCGAGCGCGGTTCGGATGGATCGCCTTATGAACGGCGGCGCGCTGTTGGCGGATCACGATTCCCGCGACCAGATCGGGGTGGTTGAAAGCGCGCGGATCGACGCGGATCGGATCGGGCGCGCGGTCGTGCGCTTTGGCAAGTCGGCGCGGGCGGAGGAAATCTTCCGCGACGTTGTCGACGGCATCCGGCGTCATGTTTCGGTGGGCTATCAGGTCCACAAAATTGAATACACGGAGACCAAGGGCGAGGTCGACGAGGTTCGGGTGGTCGATTGGGAGCCCTTTGAGATTTCCATGGTTTCGGTGCCTGCTGATCCTTCTGTGGGGGTTGGTCGGTCCAAGGGGAAACCGCCAGAGGAAACCGAGGGCGGCGCTGGTGATAGTGCTGCCAATGCGGGCGGGGTGCCTGATGTTGTAACGCCTAAACGGAGTGGCGAAATGAAAACTACTATCTTGCGTGATTCGAAGGGCGATCTGGTTCGGGCGAAGGTCGATGAAGATGGCAAAATTGTTGAGGTGCTGGAAGTCCTCGAGCGCGCCGGTGAGGACGTTCTGGCCTCGCGCCGTGCGGCCACCGAGCAGGAGCAGGGTCGCGCTCGCGCCTTGATGGAAATGGGCGAGACCTACGGGTCCGAGGATTTGGCGCGGGATGCGGTTCGCAGCGGCCAAACCGTCGACCAGTTCCGCGCGGCCTTGCTGGAGCACATGAACGGTGCGCGGTCCCAGAAGCCTTTGGGCGAGGACGCTGATATCGGCTTGTCGGATTCCGAGGTGGGTCGCTATTCCTTTGTGAAGGCCATTCGTGCCTTGGCAAACCCGACCAGCCGTGCGGCACGTGAGGCAGCGGCTTTTGAGTTTGAGGCGTCGGATGCAGCGGCAAAGCGCGCGGGCAAAGAGACCGAGGGCCTGATCGTGCCTCCGGACGTTTTGACGCGCTCGCTGAATTCAGCCACCTCCGGCACTACCACCGGCGATACTGGTGGTTACTCGATCGCCACGCAGCTGATGTCGCAATCGTTCATTGATATGCTGCGCAATAAGGCGGTTTTGCTGCGCCTCGCCACGCCTCTGGGCGGTCTGGTCGGCAATGTCGACATTCCCACGCAAGAGGGCGGGGCGTCGGGTTACTGGATCGGTGAGGACGACGAGGCCACCGAGAGCGGTCAGGATATGGGCCAGCGCTCCATGTCGCCGAAAACCGTTGCGGCTTATTCCGAAATCACGCGCAAGCTGTTGAAGCAGTCGTCGCTTGATGTGGAGATGCTGGTGCGTCGTGATCTGGCCTCGGCTCTCGGGCTGACCATCGACCTTGCTGGTTTCTACGGCACTGGTGTCGGTGCAAATCCGCTTGGCATCAAAAACTATGCCGGAATCAACGCGGTTGATTTTGGCGGGTCCGGTGCTGGCGCTGGTGGATCTGCCATGCCCTCCTATCTTGAAACCGTCGCCATGGAGACAGAGGTTGCGGCGGATAACGCGGACGTCAATTCCATGGCCTATGTGTTCAACTCGCGCATGCGGGGCCATTTCAAATCCACGCAGAAGTTCTCGGGCACCAATGGCTCGCCCATCTGGGAAGAGGGCGGGACGGTCAACGGCTACGGCGCGGAGGTCACCAACCAGGTTGCGGCGGGTGATCTGTTCTTTGGTAACTTCGCCGACATGCTGGTCGGCATGTGGGGCGGGTTGGATATCACGGTCGATCCCTATTCCGAAAGCAAGCGGGGCCGTCTGCGCGTCGTGACCATGCAGGACGTTGATTTCGTGCTGCGCAACGTCGAGAGCTTCACCTACGGCTCGGACGCCACCGCCTAATTTTGGCACATCGGCGGGCCTTTTGGTCCGTCGCTTTTTCTTGAAACTTGGAGATCGGCAATGTCTAAAAAAATCAAGGTGGCGGTTCTGTCGGCTTTTGCGCTGAATGGCAAAATCGTGAGTGCAGGCACTTCGGCCAAACCCAATGAGGTTATGGTCGATGTGAAGCTCGCAAAAAACCTTTTGCGGCGTGAAAAGGTCAAGCTCGCCGAGGGTGTCAGCATTGATGCGGCAGAAGATGATGGCGACGACGAGCCCGACACCGGCAAGCGCCAGCGCCGTGCTGCG